ACAACAACCCCGCACAGTTCACTCCCGAAGTGGATTGGAACGAGGAAGGCGCTGACATCCTCGGCGACATCTACGCAGTCTGCGAGCTGCTCGCAGAAAAGGGCCTCGCTCACACCGATCTGATCGTTTCTGCCGACGTCGGCTCTGCTATTCTCGACAACGAGAAGATCCAGAGACTCCTCGACAACCGCAACATCAACATCGGCGGTGTGGATCCTGCTATTCTTCCCAGCGGCGTGACCAAGATCGCCCGCCTGAACTGCAAGGGCCACGTGGTCGACGTGCTCCAGTACAGCGAGTCCTACACTGGCGACAACGGCACGAACGTCAACTACATCACCGCCGGCAAGGCAGTCCTCACTGCTCCCGGCTGCGGCCGCACTCTGTACGGCGCCGTGACTCAGGTCGAGCAGTCCGACGGTCTGTTCCATACCTACACCGCAAAGCGTGTGCCTAAGTATTACAGCGACGCGCAGGGCAACACCCGCGAGCTGTACCTCACCAGCTGCCCGCTCTGCATCCCCAACAACAAGAACGCGTGGTACGTTATTAACGCGATCAACGCGTAAGCGAGAAAGGAGACACAGCCATGATCAAGATCATCAAAGGCTCGTATGGTATGCGAGTTAAGAAGTCCATCGTCCCGGTGCACGCCGGCAGCGATCCCATCGAGCTCAGCAAGGAAAAGGAGGAGCGCCTCGTCCGTCTGGGTGTGGCCGTCTACGTCACCGAGCAGGACGACGTGGTCGAGCAGCCCGGCGAGGGCTCTGACGAAACTCAGGACGACGAGATCGTCGACGAGTTCCCTGAGTACAACGAGGAGATGAAACTCTCCGAGCTGAAGGACATCGCGAAGGTGTACGGCATCGACGCGAGCTCCATGAGATCCAAGAAGGAAGTCATCGATGCGATCGACGCGGCTCGCGACGAGCTGCCCGACGTTGACGCTGACGCCCTCGTGGAGTGAGCACCTTCAAGGAAATGATGGCGGCCGATCGTGGCATCTTCCTGAACCTCGACGAGTTCGGTGACGAGCATGTCATCGAAGGCCAGACCATCACCGCAGTGCTGGACGAGGAGACCTTCGCAGAGTCCAAGAAGGGCGAGGACATCGGCCTCGCTGCCTTCGACTTCGTGCTTTTTGCGCGAGTGGAGGATCTCCCGGAGCAGCGTGCGTCCGGTGAGAGCCTGAACGTCAACGGAAAAGAGTGCACCATCGTCTCGTGGCGAACGGACGGCGGCATGGCCTCGATCTACCTGAGCCACCAGATGGCAGGATAAGGAGGCAAGAACATGACGATCGCACAGTGCATTGAAAAGGTGACGGACTGGCTCAACGAGTCGGTCTGCCCGAAGATTAAGCTCAAACTCCCGGACGACAACCAGAACGGCAAAGAGTACAAAGTGAAGGCCGTCAACCCGACGGCCTTCGCCATGTATCAACCGGGCAAGGATAAGCTCCCGCCCGGAGTGATCGCGCCGTTCCCGTCCGTGGTCGTGCAGCTGCTCGAAGGTAGCGACAACATGACCGCGAGCAACGGGCGGATGAAGCTCCAGCTCAGCTTCACCGCATGGAACCCCGGCAACCACGCCGGAGAGCTGACACGAGCAACCCAGACGACAACGGCATCAGGATCCGAGGATCTGGACGTTCAGATCGGTGGCGTCGCCTCCGAGCAGACCTTCACGCGAGACGCTGAAGGCTGGAAGGACGTCTGGAACTTCGTGGATCGTGCGCTCCGAGAAATCGAGAACGCCGAGTACCTGAACGGCCTCAGAGTCGTGAAGGAGCTCCCCATCACCTACGGGCAATTCCAGCAGGAGGGCCAGATCTCTGACCTCTATCCCTACTGGGGCGCGTGGGCGATCTTCACCATTGAGAGAGGGCTCGCCAGAACCGGCGCGTCCTACTCGGAATTTTTATAAGGAGGCAACACCATGGCAGAATACAAGTATGGCGTTTACGGCGTGATCGGCAACGACATCGCCCAGAACGCCTCGCAGGCGGGCATGGCGCCGGTCTACTTCGGCACCGCACCCGTCAACCTTCTGTCTGATCCCGCCGGCACGGTCAACGTCCCGGTGAAGATCAGCAACCTGAGCGACGCCCAGAAGAAGCTCGGCCACTTCTCTGACTCCGCAAAGTGGGGCAAGTACACCCTCTGCGAAGCCGTCGCCGCTCATTTTGCCAACAAGAACGGCAACGTCGGCCCGATCTACGTGATCAACGTGCTGGATCCTGCGACTCACAAAAAGAGCAGCAAGACCACCAAGAGCCTGACCTTCGCCAACAAGAAGGCAACCATCGAGGCCGATGACATCATCATCAGCTCCTTCGCGATCGACGACAAGGTGCTCGGCACTGACTACTCGATCGACTACGACTTCGGCACCGGCGTCCTGACGATCACCGACAAGGGCGAGGAAGCGATGACCACGGTCAGCGCATCCTACGACACGGTCGACACTGGCGCCGTAAATGCGGCCACCGTGATCGGCGGCACCGAGGAGGACGGATCCGTCAGCGGCATCGCTGCCGTGAAGCTGGTATATCAGACCTGCAACACGATCCCCACCTACCTCGCAGCGCCCGGCTGGTCTGACACGAAGGCGGTCTATGACGCACTCGTGGCAGCTTCTCAGAACATCAACGGCCACTGGTGCGCGTTCGTTTACGCCGACATCCCCGTCGACGCGAACAAGACCATCGCCGCAGCGAAAGCATGGAAGGCAGCCAACGGCTACACCTCCGGCTTCTCCAAGGTGTTCTGGCCTATGGTCAAGGATGGCAGCACTGTCTACCACCTCGCCACCCTCGCGCTGGTCGAAAAGATCCGCTGCGATCTGGCGAACGGCGACGTGCCCTTCGAGACTGAAGGCAACAAGGCGATCCCCGTCACCGGCCTCTACTTCGGCGAGGGCGTGAACGCGAACGGCTTCGACAAGTCTGACGCGAACGAGCTCACCGCGGCCGGCATCTCCACCGCGATCTACTGGGAAAGCAACTGGAGAATGTGGGGCGACCACACTGCTGCCTACACCTACGGCGGCAGCCACAAAGCTCGCGAGATCTTCGACGTGAACATGCTCATGCTGTTCTACATCGCGAACTCCTTCCAGAAGGAGTGGGGCACCACCATCGACAAGCCGATGACTCTGGCGCTCCGCGACACGATCCTGAACCGCGAGCAGGAAAAGCTCGACGTCCTCGTGGCGAAGGGTGCCCTGATCGGCTCTCCTTCCGTCGAGTTCCTCGAAACCAACAACGCGACGACCGACATGATGAACGGCGACTTCAGGTGGGACATCTCCGCGACCATCACGCCGCCCCTCAAATCTGCGACCGGCGTCGTGTGCTACACTGACGCAGGCTTCTCTGCTTATTTTGGAGGTGACGACTAATGGCATGGCAGGATATGAAAAACGCAGTGCTGGCTGACACTTGCTACTGCGACAACCAACTGGCAGCGAAGGACGTCTCCGTGAGCCTTCCCGCCGTCAACTTCCTCACCACTGAAGTGAAGGCCATGGGCTCCATGGACGTCGTCCTCGCCGGCCTCATCGAGGCTATGGAGGCAGCGATCACCAAGGTCGGCATCGACGTCGGCCTCGGCCGTATGCTGACGCCCACCAAGCACAACTACGAGTTCCGCTGGGCTCAGAACGTGCTGAAGGCGGACGGAACCACCGAGCCCGAAGGCTGCAAGGCCTTCATCACCGGCGTGCCGAAGGGCGTGCCCGCGACCGGTCTGGAGATCGGCAGCAACATCGAGAGCGAGATCTCGATCGGCTGCACTCGCTACCAGCTGTTCTGTGCTGGCAAGGAGATCCTCTGCATCGACCGACTGAGTCAGATCTGCCGCATCAACGGCGTCGACTATTACAGCAAGATCGCGTCTCTGCTTTAATCAAAAGCCCCCGGAGCTGGAGAGCTTCCGGGGGCCTATTCGTGAAAGGAGTGCACCACAATGGAAAGCATCAAACTCAAAAACCCCATCCAGATCAACGGCAAGCAGGTCACAGAGCTGACCTACGACGTGAACGAGATCACGCCTGCGGGCTTCGCGGAGGCAGAATACCGCAAGACCAGAGCCAACGGCTCCAAGGGCGCCCCGTCCTCTGCCGCCGTCGAGCTGGACTACTCGCTGCACCTCTATCTCGGCTTCGCTGCGATCCTCGCCGTGAACCCTGAGTATGACTTCAACGATCTGGAGCGCATCAAGGGC